AAACGCGAAGCGTTTAAGCTATTATCCAGATTAATCGGTCATGATTCACCCACACAGGGTGAATCACTGATGCCATTATCCGAGTAGCACAGTCATTTTTTCTAATGAGATTGTTATTACACATAACACGGAGGCGGTTGACCGGTACCCCCTACTCAAGCTTCACATATCAACGGAACCCTAGTGACCCGAGAAAAACCAAGTCCTACGAGCATGAGTTGTATCTTTTTCAACAGAGCTCAAACCATTTGTTGCCTTAAGTTAGCGACTTTCCTTTGACTCCCAAGAATCCGACGGCTACGGGCCTTACCCCGGCTGTCTCAATGGGGATCGAGGTTCCTCGATCAAACAGTGTCTGTTAATCTGCGAATATGGCTACCATGAACACGAACTTGAATGTGCCCATTGTACCAGTCGTCAGACTCTAGTACTTTGTATTTGAATTGTTCACGAGCTTCGATATAGCTACATTCAGCCTTGGACTTACAGTAGTATAGGATCTCTCGTGTAAAGTTGCCTGCGCCTAAGCGTTCTAAGTCTTGATTGAGTTCTGTGTTTGAACCGTAGTATGTCTGCCAGTCTGAATCTATTTTACTGCGTATCTTCTTTTTCTTTTTGTTGCCGTTTTTGAGTTTCACTACTTTGTATGTTGTCTTACTAAATTTTGCTAGTTTTTTGCCAATATACTTTCTGCCGGTGATGTTATTTGTTATCAAATAAACAAAACCAACACAATCTTCGGGTAACTCTGTGATTTCTTTAGATTCATACAGCCACATTGGACTATTAGTTACCATGGTTCGAGGCCTGGCTGTAAAAATCACCACTCGGTTATGTGTTGCTGATCAGTTAATCGATCTGTAGTACATTTTGTTTTGCATTCTAAACTGTTAAATTTTAAAAAATCTGTTGTCCAAAAACTATCATTAATGATATCCTGGAATGTTCGTTTGTTTAAATTAAAATGAGATTGTGCTCGATCCTGCCACTCTTGATTGTGTTCGTATCTATTAGCAGTCCAACAACAAGGATAAAATTCGCCTTGGCTGTTCAAGAACACGCCTTTGTTGCCTATCAAACAGATTCCTGAATAGTTGCCTAGATTTTTTGATCGTTCTAAGAATATTTTTTTAAGTTCGTTGCCTGGTCTTGTTTTCGGTGTCAATGCTTGTATTATACGTTCAAACCTGTGCCCGGCTGCTATCATTTGGCGATCCTGAGGCTCTAGTGGATCGTCTAATCCATAAGCGGGATATTTACTCCCAAACTTGGTTGATTTTGTGAGCTGAAAACTATCAAACCCGTTGGCCAATGCCAGTGTTTTGATCTTGATCAAATGATCTTCGTTAAATCTAAAAGCAATACTGGCCCATACTCGATAAGTGCCAGTGTTGTGCTGAAAGAATGTAGAAAACCCCTGTACAATAGAATTCCAGTCACTGTTGGCTCGATACTGCTGATTGGATTCTTGATCCCAGCCATCAATGCTCCAGTGTATTTCGTCACGATGATCCAACACTTTCGCTAACTGTTGCCACCAGTCCACAGTCTTGTGACTGCCATTGGTTATCACAACCAGTTGTATATCTGGATTGGTTTTTTTGAGCCAGGCACAAATGTCAACAAAGTCACGACAGTATATGGGATCTCCATCATTGCCACAAAAAGTTATTTTGCGTATCTGCTGAACGATGTCTGAACCGATTTGTGTCCTAAAAAATGGCAAAGTGAGTTGTCGATTCAACAAGCTGTCTGGTAATTCGGCTCGTGGGCATCTTGGGCACTTTAAAGTACAGATACTGGATGGCTCAATGTGCCAGTGGTCCCATGCTAACATAGTTCGATCTCTCGTTGCCATTGACTATCAAACACTGTTTGATTTTTGTTAACTGTGCAAGTCATTGAACACACAGCATCAGGATTGTTTTTCCAGGTATTTTTTAATGTTGCAAGATCATCTGTGACAAAACCTCGTTGTCTAGACCCTTGCCAGCAACACGGGTTCAGTCTGCCTTGTGCATCAATGTACATTGATTTTTCTTTCAAGGCATGACAATCAATGCGCCCTGGCGCCCATGTCGGACGTTGCCAGTTGGTTGGATATTCTAAACGAACGGGCATTTCTCTTTTTGTGACCTTGGCTCTAAACCATTTAAATCCCATATCTCGTGCCAACTGCTCGCAAGCATCAACCTGATGTTGATTGTGGCGATATACCAACATGTCCCAGTGTGCGGACCCGCCAGCTTCGATAAAAGCACGAGCATTGGCCATGAGCTTGTCCCAATTACTGCCTACTCGATATGTGGGATTGGAATCTTCTAATCCGTCAATACTGAATACCACATAGTCCTGTGGTTGATTGAATATACGGCCCAGTTCGTGCCACCAAAATGTGGTTTGCAAAGCTCCGTTACTGTTCATACCCAGCACAATATTGGGATTTAGATTCCTAAACCAACGATAGATATCCAAGGTGTATTTGCCAGCGGCGGGGTCACCGTAATTGCCACACATAAACATTTTGTCTAATTTAGACAACACACGGTCACTGAAATGTTTTTGTATGTGCGGTATCGTGAGATGATGCTGTACTCGTTTATTGAAATCCGAATCGACTTCTCGAGCACACTGTGGGCAAGCTAACTGACAAACATCAGTTGGCTCTAGGTGTAACACTTTTATTCTACGCAATGTCTACATCCGTATTGTAACTGGTAAAGCCATTTTCTTTAATGACTTTGAGAATATTTTCCACTCGACCTGCCAATTCATCTTTGTGACTAACAAGCCATATTGACTTGTGGCGTTCACGACTCATTTTCTTCAACAATGCTAGGCCATTTTCTACACCTTGGGTATCCAAGCCGTTGTCCATGAGCTCGTCGATAAACAGCACGTTGATGGGGTGATATAAACTTTCAAACACATCACGGAACGCCCAGCTCATACTTAGAATCAATCTTGTGCGTTCACCACGACTCAAGTTATCAAAGTCTAGTTCACGGCCTAGTTCTTCAATGCTCACAGTTAAATCATTTTGGAATACCACAGTGTGTGGCAAGCCAATACGATCTAAGTAGTGGGTGAGTCGTTGATTCAAGTAACTCAAATTCTGTTCAATGATCTTTTTGCGTATAAAACTATCTTTGCTTGTTAGCAGTTTAAGCAAGAACTCTTGATGTTCTTGTAATCTAGTCAAGTCGTTTAACACATCATAGCTGACTTCTTGCAAGGCCTGTCCGCTCATCTCATCAATTTGCTCACCATAAGGATCTGTTTCGTTTTGCTTGGTTTCTAATTGTTTTTCTAAAGCAGACAGGTTGGCACGATGTTCAATGGCATCGTTTTGATTGTCGTAGAACATCTTGGGGGGCTTGCCTATATCGCCCAAGGCTTCGATGGCAGTCTGTAGTTCTGATACTGTGGTGCTATGTTCTGTGCTCGCCGCTCTCGCAGTTGCCAGATCTTTCTGTTTACTTTCCAAAACTTGTTGGTGCTTACTGTCGTGGAAAGCCTGCCCGCACGTGTGGCACGTGTGGGTCTCGAGCGATGCAATTTCTTGCGATAGCTTTTTAATTGCTTTGTCCTCTCGATCCCGGTCGAGTTTAGCCTGTGACAAAGCTTTCTGTAAATCATTAAAGGTCCTACGGTCCTGATCCCACGTGGCGTAATCCTGGTGTGCCTGTATTTCCGCCTCAATATCAATCGCTTTGAGCCCTTGGATAGCCGTCTCAAGTTTTTGTACGTCTTCCGCATGCTTGGATAACCATAGCCCTTGCCGCCTTTTGAGATTTTCGATTTGTTCTTCAATTCTTTTATTGGCCTCCTGCACAGCCCTGATACGCATTTCTTCTTGACTTATTGCATCTTTGGTTTCTCTACTGAGTTCTTTGATGCGGTCAGCACGCTCACTCAGCAAGGTAATGCCCAGCAATTGTTCAATTATAGTGCGTTGATCATTGCTCTTTAAACTTAAAAATGGTTCTGTATAAGTGTTTAAGGCCATGATATGTTTGAACATGTCATGACTCATGCCCAGTACATGTTCAATAGCGTCTTGTGTTTCGCGACTGTCGCCTTGTGCATCGTCTGTGATTTGTTGTTCTTCATTGTTGACATAAAACTTCAACACATTGGGCTTGCGACCTCGCTCAATTCTGTAGTCCCGCCCTCCCACTGCAAAGTCTAGGCTTACTAACATAGCCTTGCCATTGGTTTTGTTTACTAGATTATCTTTGCGTATGTTTGACAAAGCATTGCCATACAACGCATAACTTAAAGCATTGATAATTGTGGTCTTGCCTGTGCCGTTGCGACTTCCATCTCCGCCAAGGTCTAAGTTTTCTCCCAGTACCAGAGTAAGGTCTTTACGATCAAAGTCTATGCCCTGTGTACTATTGCCCACACTCATAAAGTTTTTTACAGTAAGTTTTTTTATCTGAATCATATTAAATTTGTTGTTTGAATTTTTCTAATTCACCGCTGACTAAACTTTCTAGGCAACTACGGTTATGGATCAGTATATCATTGATCCGGGCTAGATCGTCTTTGACTTTGATCAATGGACGATCCACAAAGGTCTTGATAGCTTCACACACTGTTATAAATCGTTTTTCGGGATTTGATATTTCGTCATATGATTCATCTATTATAACAGAAAATGTCTTAAAACCAAACCCCTTGATAAACCTCAAAGTGTGATGCGGACCAACCACGATAAAAGGTCTCATCGAAGCCATGGGCCGAAATATTTTTTCAGTTACAAAAGGATACGGATAATCAAACACAGTTTCGGTTACAATATCAACACCGATTTTTTTGTAAAAGTCAGCCTGCGCCCGCCCCCCAAAGTTGGGAGATCCTTGTACTATGGGGTCTTTAAAATCATTTACAATTTCGCTGAAATCAATTTGAGGACTGGCAATCACAAAACGATCGTTGATTCGAGTACGAGGGTAAGTGACCAACAATGTATCCATGTTATTTAAAATTTGTCTTTAGAGCAACAGTTGACAGCAGTTGATTGTTTTTTAAAAAATTACACAGAGCCACTCTGTGAGAACGCTGTTTGCCCATCATGCATATTCCAGATTTTTCAATTTTATCAAATGTTAATTCGGGCACTGGGCCAAGTTTTTTTGATAATATATCCAACGAGAGCATGCTCTCAACAACCGTAGGCCAGTCATTTGGATGTTGATCTTTAAGTAACAACTCAAATTCTCGACGTATGCCATAGTGATTTGTTACGAACAGCAGGAGATACAATGGAATATCCTTGCTCTTGAACATTCTTATTAGATTCAACGTCATTAGCCCAGTTGGCAACAGTGGATCATAGTAGTCAGTGTCCATGTGTACTATCAGTATTCGATCATTGACCTGGTATGAATCTTTTTTGATTGCGTCTAACTTAACTGACAATGTTTCTAAATTTGTATCAAAGTCTCGACCATCCATGGACAATAAAACATTGAATTTTTTATTGATGATATCAACAGCTTCGGGATAAAGTTCTTTAGTCATTGGCTACAGCGCCTGATAAATCTGCAACAATAATTTAGGATCGTAGAATTCGCTTTCAATATTGGTGATTTGATCAGTGATGATCTGATCAACACTTTCAAATTTGATTTCGCCTGGTGCCATGTCTGTATCTACAGAACTGTTCTTGGTAGGGATCAAGGCCATTTCTCTCAATTGATAATCTTTGACAAAGGTATCCTTGATAAAATTGGCTTCTTCGTAACTGATTTCAATGTCCAGTTCTACACGCACATGCATGTTTTTGCCCAACAGAGTGGGGGCATTGTCGATTAAGTTACCCAACCGCAACACACGATAGCGTGGTTGATCTGGCCATGCATGATATTCAGGTTGTTTGCCCCATTCAAGTATCATGACACCGCGTTCGTCATCCCCAGCGTCGGCATAGTTGTGGGGAAAAGCATTGCCGATGTATGTGATATTGGCCTTGGTTTGGCGCTTGTGGAAGTGACCAGAAAACACATGACCTATGTTAGCAAAGTCCTCCCTGCGCACTTCTCCATGGTCTGGCATTTCTACCATGGCATTCATGAGGTAGCCAGGCAATTCAAAATGCCCAAAAACATACTGACTTTTGAGTTTGGGTATGCGTTTATGATCATCGCCGACAAGCCAAGGAGCAATGGTGACGTTTCCATCTGTGAACCAGTCGTTGCAGACATGCACATTTGGCAAATGGCGTGCCCACTCTACACTTTGGATATCACGCTTGTCTCTATAATATAGATCATGGTTGCCGGGAATGAAATAAACATTGTCAAAATTGTTGTTTAAATGTTCCAATGCCCGCAAACTGTAGTTCAGTGTCATGATATTGAGACTGGCTCGATTGTTGTGCCAGTCTCCAAGAAACAAGGCAGTTTCGCATCCTTGTTCGCGAGCTAATTCAGTGGCCCATTTAACAAATGTCAAACAGTCTTCGTTGTGTAGCTGGCTGTTGCTTTTGAGTCCAAAATGGATATCAGTAAAAACCGCAGCCTTTTTGAATAGGTTAGTCATTTAATGATTATACTATTCATCTGTGGAAATAGCAACATCACTGGGCAACATGTTAGGGTCCTTCTTGCCAGCATTTTGACGAGTCCATGAAGGATTAAGTCCGTTCATTTCCAAGATGTCATCACGGATGTTTTGCATTTTCTTTTCAATGTTTAATATTCGAGTAAATGAGTTTGTGATAGCGGCAGTGTAGTACGCAAACGGATTTTGTGATTTGGATTCATCAAATTGCAAACCAATTTGACTTAACTGTAGCAATGCCTGCCCGCGCATTTCTTCGTTGTAAGTGTAGCCGCGCCAGTTTGAACGTGTGGCATAGCGTTCGCACAGTTTCATAAACATCATGGCCAATTTGCGTGTCATGGTTCCATGATCTCGACTGTACTCGCCGTGTTCTAAATCGCCTTTCCAGTGCGATTTGCCTACGATATAAGGTACTTTATGCTCGTTGATTCTGTAGTGAAAGAACGGAGGAAAATTCAATCTGACATGTGTGGGATCCAACAAAGGCTCTTCAACAATGTCTGCTATAGGGTCCTCTACTGCATCATCTAAGTCTAAAATGTCTTCTAAACGACGCTTTTTTGCGGCAGTTTTGCTGACTTTTTTGGGTGCTAGTGGTATATGTTCCCACGTTGTGACTCTAAAAACCAAGTCTGTATTGGGGATTTTTTTAGGATCTAACACTACACCGGTTTCACGTTTGATGCGATCTGCACGATTTCTTCGTGCTTCTGCAATGGTTTTTTGATTTATTTTTGCAACACTAGGCAAAATAATATCATACTGATGATCTGTGACAGGGTCTCTGTAACTGCAATATGTATTTTTGCTAAGGTGTATTTCTTTTAAAATATCTCTATTGTTGAGATAGTTGACCTTGGGTGCGGTCTTGGGAATAGCTGTCATCTATTTTTTCTCCAGAGTATTACTTATTGTAGCACAAAAACAACACTTGTCAACCTTTTTCTTTAAAGACGCCGTTTAAAAAATGGTTAAATACGCTATGAGGACCATGACATGGCAATAACGTTTTTTCCCGAAGATCAAAATCCCGACGAGGATCCAGAGCTTCCGCAGCCGCCCGAAGCTGAGCCCGTTGAAGAATTCTTCGCTGAACCGCTGGGGTTACCGCCAGGTGCAGAGCCTGACGAAGAACCACCTGTGGAAAGTTTTGAGCCACTCAACCAAGACTTGCCTGAAGATCAATTTGTTGAACGTGATGGGTTATTTGTGTTGGCCAGTGAAGCTGAACCTGTGCCTGACGAGGATGGATTTGTAGAAACACCAAGCGGACTGCGTGTTCTCAAGGAAGATCTTGACGCAGAAAATGACGAAGCTGTATTCCGCCAACAACAAGAAGAGCAGGATGGGCCGTTCCAGTTGGGCTTTGATAATGAAACACTAAACGAAATTTCAACCAAAGCTCGCTTGACAGCCGCACAGCAACAAGCCACGATACAACAGCGATACAATCAAACTACCCAAGGCGATTGGCGTGTACGGTTGCGTTTGGCACCGGGTGCTAACTATCTTTATAACGATCCCAGCAATACATTGTTGGCGCCACTGCGTACCAGCAACGGTGTGATATTTCCGTATACACCAACTATTTCCACCAGTTTCAATGCTAACTATGACAAGTATGATTTGACACACTCAAACTATCGTGGATATTTTTACAAAAACTCCACAGTAGGTGACATACAAATAGTGGGTACCTTTACAGCACAAGACACTAGCGAAGCAGAGTACTTGTTAGCTGTATTGGTATTTTTCCGTTCAGTAACAAAAATGTTCTATGGTAAAGATCCACAGCGCGGCGCACCGCCACCTTTGGTAGAATTATCAGGCTACGGGCAATATCAGTTTAACAATCATCCTTGTTTGGTCACAAGTTTTAATTTTAGTTTGCCCAATGACGTAGACTATATCCGCATCACTCCCAACAATCAAGGTATTAACCTTAGCAATCGTCGTAATCAGGTCAGTTCAAGTCCGCTCAGCACTATACAAAGTGTGTTGAGTAGATTACAAAATGCAGGCTTGCCTCGAGGTGCTGTAGGTTCTCCCGGCGACCTTGGCACAGTATCTTCAACTGTGGCTGGATTAGGACAAACTACCTATGTGCCCACAAAAATGGAAATACAAATAACACTGTTACCGGTACAAACAAGATCACAAGTAAGCCAGCAGTTCAGTGTCAAAAACTTTTCCAATGGTAACTTGCTCAAAGGAGGATTCTGGTAATGGCCAATTACGACGCAACCAGTCCGTACTTTCTTACACAGTACAGTCAGTTCTTTCTTGAAACCATGGTCAATAGACCTATCCCACAAGAAAGTGACGACTTGCAGTTTTCAATTAATTTAACATATCAGTATAGACCTGATTTGTTGGCATACGATTTATATGGCACAGGTACGCTGTGGTGGGTGTTTTATCAACGCAACCCCAACACGCTGACTAAACCTCCATTGGATTTCCGAGTAGGCACAAAAATTTATCTACCAAAAGAATCAACATTGAAATCAGTTCTGGGGTATTAAAATATGGCAGATCCGATACTACCAGACACACTGGAAGACGGTGACGGTGACCTAGGACTCGATCCAGAAGTCATCACACTAGAAGACAGTCAGTCTGTAAACGAATATGAACCTGATTATCAAGGGGAGTTATTGCCCGAGCCCCTGGAACTACCGCCGGGTGCTGAACCCGACGAAGCCACTGCACTCAACGAAGAAGACGGTCCTATATTACTCAACGAAGAATCAGCAGATTTGACCACCAGCCCTGGTGCAGGGTCTAACGATGACGCCGGTGGCGGTGGAGTTAACACCGGAACATTTAATACCACAGGTACACCCAGCAATTCTGCCGCTGGTGGGGCTAATGGAAAAATAACACCACAACCCAATGTGCTAGATAGATTTGCCACATACACTTACAACGCATCAGTGTACATGATGACCACTGAGCAATTTGAAGCATATACTCGAAGCGGTCGTCGCAACGTGCAAGGTTATAATTTATTGTTCCAAAGCGGTGGTGCACCCAACAACGTTGGAGGACCAAACGGGGGAGTAGGTGGTGCCAACTCTGGTCGCAATCCATTCTTTCCCTTAGATTACTACATTGACAGCATTACCATAAACAACAGTTTGTTTGGTAAGAGTACCAATGCCGCGCACAGTGTGGTAGACATGAAGTTTACTGTGATTGAACCAAACGGTATCAGTTTAATTGACAACATTTACAAAGCCGCGCAGGATCTAGCACCGCGCACAGCCGCTGGCAGTGTTAACTATGCAGCCTCGGTGTATCTCATGGTAATCCGTTTTTACGGACAAGACATCAACGGCAATATACAGCGTGTGGGCGCAGCCGATTCTAGAACAGGACTCAGCGACGCCGATGCTTTGGTGGAAAAATTCATACCTTTTAGAATCAAAGAAATCAAGTTTTCTGTTTCCAATCGCCTGGTCACATATGAATTTGATACAGCACCCGTGGGACAAATGATTGGGGCTGGCACACGACGCGGAACAATACCAGCAGACATTGAATTATCTGCAACCACTGTGGGCGCAATGCTCACAGGGGAAGCGCAATACAGTGGTGCAACGTCATCGGCAGCCAATCCCGGAGCCAGCACTACGCCAGGCACTGGGGCCGAAGACGACGGTAGAACTAGTAGCAGTGTACCAGGCAACGAAAACCCTGCTAGTCCAGCCAAGGCCAATAATGCGCCCAACAACAAAAAGACAATCAAACAAGGCTTGATTGCAGCCATGAACGAGTTTCAAAAGGAACTGGTCAAAAAGAAAATATATGAAGTGGCTGACGAATATGTGCTGGAATTTGCCAACGGCGCCGAAGCCATACGTGACGGTAAAATAGCCAAGCCTGATAAAAAAGTCAATAAAAGTGCCACACCAATGAGTGCGGCTCCTAGTCAAAACACACAGAGTGCTAGCCCAGACAAAAGCAACATGGATGTCACTGCACGTAATTGGGGAGTCACTGCTGGTATGCAATTGGTACAAGTTATAGACTTGATCATACGTAACAGCAGTTACATCACTGACCAGGCTCTGGTGGTGATTGATGAGGAAACCGGAAAGCCGGTACCTAATCCCAAGGCAGGTAGCAAAGGCATGAAGTGGTTTACCATTGCCATGAAAGCCACACAGCTAGATTATGATAAAAAGCGTAACGATCATGCATATCGTATTACCTATATCATTGAACCTTATACCCTGACTGATTTTAACAGTCCGTATTTTCCTATAGGCAATTTCCGCGGAGTACACAAACGTTATCCCTATTGGTTCACTGGTGAAAACACACAGGTGTTAGATTATCAAGCCAGCTTTAATAAACTGTACAACTTGACAATGAGTGGGCCTGATGGAACCAGCAATCTCAGCAAGATACGAGAAAAGTACACTTCTAGCATGCGAGATATTGCATTCTATCAGTACCAGGCACGCAGTACAGAATCAGCACAAGGCGCCGAAGGCAAAGCTAACGAACTGGCAGCGTCAGCCGCTGAATATTTGTACAACCCCAGCGACAATGCCAATGCCAAGATACGTATTGTTGGCGATCCTGCTTGGATTCAACAAGGATCAGTGACCAACGTCATTAACAGCAAGAGTGTAGTGTATTCTCCATTCTTACCTGACGGTACTATAAACTTTGACGTCAACGACGTTATGTTTGAGATTTCTTGGCAAAAGCCCCAGGACTATGATTTAGTTTCAGGTATCGCAGATCCTTATTCTACGCCGGGTAGAACTTTTGGAGATCGTACGCCTGGACAGAGTGTGGTATATCGTGCTAGAACAGTCACGAGCGAATTCCGCCAAGGAAAATTTGAACAAACTATTGATGGCACACTGTATAACTATCCAGTTCCTAGTGGCGCCAACAAGGCCACAACTGCTAGCAATCCTGTATCCAACTCGTCCTCATCTAATACTGGCAATGATGGCTATGATGGTGCGTCAGGATCAGACACCAGTGATAATTCAGACAGTCAACGTGAACCGCTGGGAGAACAAACCATTAACACTGGTGATCGTACCAGCGGTGATCAAAACGACAGCGACGAAGAATTGGTACAGTTGGGTGGCCCAGGTTTTGACGACTTCTCGCAAAGCGCAGAATACGAAAACTATGGCAGTGGCGGCCCAGTAGCCGAACCCGATTTGGCATTGATTGATCCTGGATCAGAGAGTGGAGAGTTTGAAGATACACAACCAACTCCAGCTGACGACGCGGCGCCGGCCGAAGCCGATGGTGATGTTGACAGCAACGGTGAAGTGGTGGGATCGGGACTCAGTGATGGATTGCCCACAGCAGGTAGAATAACATCGTCACAGCGTGCGCAGATAAATCAAAACATAAGATCAATTGATGGGTTTGATATAGAACTCAATCCCGAACCAGGAACACCGCAAATAATAGCAAGAGATTGGTAAAACATGGCAGAAGAGATACAACGAAGTCGGGGTCGTCCCAGTAATTACAAACAAGATCGTGGTGGTACTCCATCAGAATACGGTCCCTATGTAGGAATTGTAAAAAACAACGTGGATCCCACCCGTTCAGGGCGTCTTCAGGTTTATATTGAAGCATTTGGTGACGGTGGCGAAAACGATGACAACAAATGGGTAACTGTAAGTTATCTACCACCGTTTTATGGTGCTACCCCGCCAGGCGGCGCAGCCAAAGAGGGAACAGGCGGCTACCCTGGTAACCAAAACAGTTACGGCATGTGGTTCACGCCACCCGACGTGGGTGTTACTGTTGTGTGTATATTTGTCAACGGAGATCGCAGTCAAGGGTATTACATTGGCGCAGTGCCCGAAAATGGTATCAATCACATGGTACCGGCCATTGGCGCAGAAAAAAATTATATCCCCGGCAACGCAAATCAAAAAACATATTTTGCCAATGCACCGTTGATGCCCGTGACAGAAATCAACAACAACAATACCAAAATAGACAACAATGCTAGATTCTTTGATCAGCCCAAGCCCATACAAAGTGTTGTGGCTGCCAGCTTTTTCCAGCAAGGTGTTGCCAAAGATATCGAACGCGGTCCTATACGCAGTAGCAGTCAGCGAGAAAGTCCCAGTGCTGTGTTTGGTATATCTACTCCGGGTATCCCTATCTATCAAGGTGGCTTAACACCCAAAGATGCTAGACAAAAATTAAATTCAGGCACAGTCAAACCCAATGAAATCCGTGTGATTGGTCGCATGGGAGGCCATACATTTGTCATGGATGACGGTGACATTGATGGCAACAATCAACTTTTTAGATTGCGCACGGCCAAGGGTCATCAGATTACCATGAATGATTCAGGTAACTTTTTACAGATCATGCATGCCAACGGACAAAGCTGGATCGAACTAGGAGTTGAGGGCACGATAGATTTGTTTAGCACAAACAGTGTAAACATACGCACACAGGGAGATATTAATTTTCATGCCGACCAAGACATTAACATGTACGCTGGTCGAGACATCAAAATGAAAAGCGCAGCCAACACCACCATTGAGGCCGCAGTCAATTTGGATCTAATTGCTCAAGCAGGTATGAGCCTATACAGCAAAGCCACAATTGGTATCAAGGCTGATGGTAGTTTAGCCCTGCAAAGCGAAGGCGGAAGTTGGAACGGTGGCGGTAGTTTGGCGTTTACCGGTGGTGGCATTGACCTCAATGGTCCAGCGGCTGCCGCTGTAGAAGCACCTACTCCAATACAAAAAACAATATTGGACGACACTAAGTTTAGTAGCAGTACCGGTTGGCAAGTAGATCCTGGAAAATTAGAAAGTATTGTAACACGGGCTCCTACACATGAACCTTACCCATATCACAACAAAGGGGTTGATGTCAAGGTGGTATTTGAAGAAGGATCTGCCCCACCACCGGCCAGTGAGCCCGTACCAGGGGGAGTGGAGATACAAGCACTATGAGTCAATTTACTTTTATTGATCCTGAAACTGGGAGAGAGTTTGTAGTCAAAGGCGGTGGTGGTCTTACCGAAGATCAGGCGTTTGAAATTTACAGCCAACAAAAAGATACTGGAGCATTGATCAATCTCAAACCCGGTGATATACTCAGCGCAGTAAGTCAAGCAGCCGCTGGACTAAACAGTGCTATTTCACAAGTTGCACAGGCTGCCGCAGGTATTGCTGGTGGTGTAACAGGGGCATTGGGTGGTGCGATTAATCGAGCAACACAGGTTGCTACAGGATTAGTATCGGCCCCTACACTCAGTAATGGACTATCGGGTGCCCTGGCCACAGCAAAGTCATTGGCCAGTACCACACTATCGGGCATTGCCAATGCCGCAAAAAATTTACCTGTTACAAATGGTATCAACATTGCAAATTATGCCAAACAAGCCTCGGCACTGATGCCGATACAGTCTGTCCCCAAAGGATTGGTGCCTACATCTTTACCTATAGCAGGTTTAAGCACTAACAATCTCACAGCTACATTGGCACAGGCTCAGCGATTAGTAGGACAAAGCGCCGGCGCACTTACTAACACAGCTGGTTTGGGCAAATACGGGCTAGATTGCACACAGCTAGAACGTGCTGGTTTTGTAAAACCAGGCACAGCCGGAAAATATTTGGCCAGCAGTGTTGGTAATTTAACTTCGGTACTAAACAGCCCAGCAGTGTGGACCGGCAAAGGCGGCGTTACTGACGTAAACAAACTGTTATCTTCGGTGCCCAAACAAGATGCTATACAGCAAGAATTAATGGCCAAAGGCCTGCAAAGTGTAGCACAGCTAGGAATACCTGTGGATAAATTAAATCCACAACAGCTAGCTGGCACAGCACTCAATGCCGCAAAATCTGCTGGTGACACACTAAAATGGGCCGCAGGCCAAGCATTGCCTGCATCAACTCTGGATAGTTTTAACGCCAATGCTAGAGACGCATCATTTGCAGTAGATTTCAGCGATGAAAAGATTGACAGTGCAATGAGCGATGAAGTTGTTCCACCAGCAGCCACAAATACTGTAAATCGCGACACACTCAATGCCGCGGTCACACGCATTGTTGGCAACAAGAAAATCCCCGGTGTTGACTATACAGATGAGCCTGGTGCCTAACCCATAAATATTGATATGACAACATTTATAGGCTTCAGCACCATTGGACAAACCAAAAAGTTTACATTGCTTGATTTTCCCTTGATCAAGCGCGATTTACTTAATGCGTTTAATATCCGTCAAGGTGAACTACCTGGTCGTCCAGCCTATGGTACTGTGTTATGGGACTTTGTGTTTGAAAATCAAATTGAAGAATTACAACGCAATATTGAAGCCGAAGTACAGCGTGTGGCCGGTGGAGATCCAAGAATACAGGTCAGCAACGTACAGGTATTCCCACAAGAAAACGGCATCCTGATTCAATTAGAAATCGCCGTTGTACCATCCACTAATGCAGAAATCCTAAGCATATTCTTTGACTTACAACAACGTCGCGCCAGCTATATCTAAAACTAAGCCGTTTTTTATTCTAATAAATACTGATAGCGAGGCTTAGTACTAATGGCAAAGACAACAAGACAAACCGCAATATTTGGCGTAGAAGATTGGAAACAAATATATCAGACCTATCGAGAGGCTGATTTCCAAAGTTATGACTTTGAAACACTGCGTAAGAGTTTCATTGATTATCTGCGTTTGTACTACCCCGAAACATTCAATGACTACATTGAATCAAGCGAATTCATTGCCTTGCTGGACGTTATTGCGTTCATGGGCCAAGCACTGGCTTTCCGTACAGATTTAAACACACGTGAAAACTACTTAGACACTGCCGAACGTAGAGATAGTGTTACTCGTCTTGCTAATTTGGTGAGTTACAGTGCCAAACGAAACACAGCCGCACAAGGATTTTTAAAAGTATTCAGTGTTGTAACAACAGAAAACGTAGTTGACTATACTGGTACAAACTTATCTAATGTCACAGTAAACTGGGCTGACCCCACAAATCCAGACTGGCAAGAACAGTTTACCACAATCATCAACGCTGCCTTGGTTGATAGTCAAAAAATTGGCCGCCCAGGTAATCGTCAGACAATCTTGGGTGTTCGCACAGACGAGTACAGCATTAACTTGGTCCCAGGATTTTTGCCAGTGATCCCTTACAATGCCACAGTTGACGGCATCACAATGCCGTTTGAAGCAGTGACTTCAACATCAGTGGGACGTGACTATATCTACGAACCCCCGCCGGTGGCCAATTCATTGTTTAACATATTGTACAAAAATGACCAGTTGGGTTTTGACAGTACCAACACAGGATATTTCTTTTTCTTCAAGCAAGGTACGCTTCAGAATCAAGACTTTAACTTGGCAGAACGTATTGCCAACCGTACAGTAAACATCAACGTTGAAGGTATCAATAATGAGGATCGTTGGTTGTTCCAGTTAGACAACGTGGGTAACATCGCTCGCGAGTGGGCCTATGTAGAAAATATCTATGCAGGCGCCGTGGAACAAACCGCAGGCCTGCGACCAATTTACTCAACAACAAGCCGTGCCAATGACCAGATTACTATGAACTTTGGCGACGGTGTGTTTTCAGAAATTCCAGTGGGTATCTTCCGTGCCTATGTGCGTGCATCAAACGGTCTGCAATACATCATCAATCCAGAAGAAATGCAAAACGTTGTGTTGCCTATCAGCTACATCAGTCGCAATGGCAACTTAGAAACAATTACATTTACTTGCGGTATCACTCGCCCTGTTAGCAATGCACAGAGTCGTGAGCCTATTGCGGAAATCAAACAACGTGCGCCTGCACGGTACTACACACAGAACCGCATGGTCAACGGCGAAGACTATAATCTTTTCCCATATACACTGTACAATTCGATTATTAAATCCAAAGCAGTTAACCGTGCGTCAATTGGTACCAGTCGCTATCTTGACTTGGTAGACAACACCGGCAAATACAGTTCAACAAACACATTTGGTAGTGATGGCGGATTATGGCGTGAAAATATCCTGCCAACTATATTGTTTTCGTGGACCAATCGTAACGAAATCGCTGATGTAATCATCAATCAGATCCAGCCACGTGTGACCGAAAGCACAATGAAACAGTTTTATTATGCTAACTTTCCACGCAAGTTAGTAAACAAATTTGAGTTTGTTTGTACCAATACCACTGCTACGCTAAACACTATTACAACTTCGTCAACTGAATTTTTTACGCTGGCAGCCAATGGACAAATTACATCAGGGTCGTCTATAGTATTTGCTGACCCAATTGGTGGACTCACTGCTGGATTGCCTTATTTTATTAGAAGCATCAATCCCAATAGTTCAACATTTACAGTCAGTACAGCACCCAATGGTCAGAACTCGACCTTGACCACAGAATCTGGCACTATGTCTGCCACAGTTACGCTGACCACAGGCGGAACTGCATGGAATCAAAGTACTACTTTGGCCAACGAAACAACCGGATATTTCAAAGACAGCAGTGGAAATCCAGTTCCAATTGGGGAATCTAGTTCGACTGTGTTGACCTACAGCGTGGTGGGTAGTTTGATTAGATTTGTCCCGCCTACCGGTTATTACTTTGATCGCAACAACAAATTACAGCTAGGTGTACCAACTCGTGCAGACGAGCGCACAGAGATTTGGGCTAGCCCAATTCGTATCATTGGTGATGGCGACAATGCTGGTCTTGGCAATCTTGTCAATGGATCCGGTCCGGTCACCCTCAATAACTTTGTGCCGACTGGTGCTATAATAGACATTATAATTCCTGTGTTTACCACAGACATACCATTTACCATCCAGCAACAAATGACTGAACAGTTCTTGTTGTTAAGAAACTTTGGTCTTGGGTACGATAACGACGGTAGTATAACTGGTACTCCTTACAGTTGGTATCTAATTACCAGTACCAACTTGGACGTGGACGCTCCCTTCAGCGAACAGTATGCTGGCAACACCACAGGCGCTAACCTTGATGCGTCATGGGTGATACAATTTGTAGTGTTAAATCAAAATTACACAATTACCTTCCGCGGATTACAATACAATTTTGGTAGTGTGCTTCAAACACGCTTTTTCTTCTATGATGGACAGCAGGTGTATGATAGTCGCACTGGCACAGTAATCAAAGACTTTATTAATGTATTAGCAGTAAACACTCGCCCAGATTCAACACTGCCATTACCGGGTGATGTACCAGTAACAATAACTGGTCAGCCTGTAGAAAGTGATGGCTATGTTGATGACTTCCAGGTACTGGTGGGATTCCGTGACAGTGACAATGACGGTATTCCCGATAACCCAGATTTCTTTGAAGAAATTGTAGCACCTGACATTAACTCTAATCAAAAATTTATATTTTTAGAACAAATTGTTGACTTTGATAACTTGCAACGTTACGTATTAACCGAACCCGGTCGTGTCAATAGTGATTATGCTACACTAAATGATATTGAATTGGAAAAAGCGCAATGGACTCCTGGACAGATATTCTATGCATACACCGAAGGTAACTTCTACGAACTCAGTAGAGAGGTTACCGGTAACTTAATACTGACACTGGTAACTGGGTGGATAGCGAGAACCGGTCGGCAGGGATTGTACTATCAGTATCGTCATAACTCACCACTGACCAACCGCATTGATCCAGGTACTACAAATATTATTGACCTGTATGTTGTCACACAAGAATATTACACAGCATATCAAAACTGGTTGCGTGATACCACCAACACAGTACCCGAGCCTGAACAGCCCAGTATTGATGATTTAAATACTGCTTATCAAGGACTACAGGATTACAAAATGATCAGCGACAATATTGTTCTAAACAGTGTGACATTCAAACCACTGTTTGGCGCCAAAGCCGAGGCAACATTGCGGGCCACTGTTAAAGTAATCCGTGCTCAAGGCTCAACTGCCAGCACCAGTGAAATTAAGAGTTCAGTGATTGCACAAATGAATAATTACTTTAGCATTGACAAGTGGAACTTTGGTGACACTTTTTATTTTTCTGAATTGGCTGCATTTTTGCATAGACAGTTGGGGACAATTATTAGTAGCGTGGTATTGGTACCGTTGGATCCTGAAAAGGCATTTGGTGACTTGTATGAAATCCGTAGTCAACCCAATGAAATTTTTGCCAACGGAGCCACAGTGGACAACATTGATGTAATTGAAGCATTGACAAGTACAAACTTGAGAACAGCACCAGGTAGTGGAGTAATTTAATGGCCCGAGTACGTTCGGTAGACTTTTTACCAGAAATTTTTAGAACTGAAACTAACAAACAGTTCTTAGCAGCCACTCTTGATAATTTAATACAAGAACCAAAGTTTAAAAAGACACAAGGCTTTGTTGGACGCAGTGTTGGTCCTGGCATCAACCCCAACGACAAATATGTAGTTGAGCTTAATAAAACTCGTGCTGATTATCAGTTAGAGCCTGGTGTTATTAGTTTAAAACCTGACACCAACGAAATACAAGATGCTATCACTTATCCGGGCATGGCCGATGCTATAGAATTCCAAGGTGGTCTGGGTACTCGCGCTGACTTATTGTATGAAAGCGATTACTATACCTGGGATCCGTTTGTTGATTATGATAGTTTTGTAAACTTCAGCCAATATTACTGGTTACCCGACGGTCCAGATCCAGTGGATGTTTTTGCCACTGGCGTGCCCATCACAAACGATATCACAGTTACTCGTGAAAACGGAGTTTATACATTCAGTGGAGTAGTAGGGGAAAACCCAACACTGGAATTAGTGCGCGGCGGTAACTACACTTTCCAGGTAGCGCAAAATAACAAAGAAACAGTAAATTATCGTGTGACCAACAAAGGCAATGGAGCCTATGTAATTGATGGTATAAGCAATCCAAATCTAACTTTGGTGCGCGGTAACACTTATGTGTTTAATCTCACACTGCAAGGAATTTTTCCTTTCTGGATAAAAACTGCACCTGTGTTGGGAGTTGGTAGTGCCTACAATGATGGCGTAACACGCAACGGTGCCACAATTGGTTTGATCACGTTTACTGTGCCGCAAACTGCTCCTGACACGCTGTACTACATTGCGCAAGATCAGAGCAACATGCAAGGTGTGTTCAACATTGTAGATGGACAACCTGGAACTGGACCTGGTTTCTGGATTCAAACCAATCCAGGTATTACAGGTCGTATTCCTAGCACTCCCAATATCAGTTCAAGAGATGTGTTTGGTGTATTAAACAACGGCGAAGATCTTGGTACTGTTGTTTTCAATGTACCTTACAAAACAGCGCAACAATATTATTATGATTTACCAACGTTTGGAACGCCAGTTGATTTGATCACAGATTTAAAATTTGAACAAATCAACAACCAAAGGGTTGATGTTTTTGTTGATCAGTACGGCGGTATTGATGGCATCACAAACTTAAACAACCGTACACTGATTTTTTTGAACCCGTTGACTGATCCAGTGGACGGCGGATGGTTAAGAACCACAAGATTTGACCCTCTGGCACAAGATCCCAACAACAACTCGTTGGTTGGTAGCTTTGATTCAACTCTGTACAGTCAGACTACAGAGATTGAGCCTGATCTGCGATATCAGTTATGGCAAATAACTTATGAGATCAGCAATGGTTATGCTTACATGCAACTCAATCGTGTGGCAGACATTCCGGTATTAGACAAGTTTTCTATCCGCTATGGCAATGAATACAGCAACACTAACTGGTTCAAAGATAACAGTGGTCGATTCCAACAAATTCCGTTATTGACAGCAGTCAATGACATCTTGTATTATCAGGATGGCACTGATCCAGACATTTTTGGTGAGATCAAATTAATTGATGCTGCCGGACGTACCACACTGGACATCAACAGCATCATTGGTCAGAAAAACTATACCAGCCCCAATGGCATACAATTTACCAACGGACTGAAAGTGGTATTCCGTGGCATAGTAGAACCTGCCAGTTACGCCTCGGGCAGTTATACTTTTAATTGCACGGCCACAACTGATCAGATCAATGCCATTACCACCACTACAACAGACCCATTGTATTTGGGACAACAGATCACGTTCAGTGCGCCTACCTTGGGCGGATTGATACCTGGACAAACTTACTATGTACAAAGTATTATAAATCAGTTCCAGTTCACTGTAAGCACAGTATTGGGCGGTCAGGCAGTGACTTTGCTCACAGCCTTGGGTAGCATGACTGCTACCAGTATCAACTATAGAGAATACTATGTTTCAGGTGTTGGTACTGCAATTGAATTATTGCCAGTGAGCGATTTTATTACACCAGAAAGCTATGTGCTTGACGCAAACGACAGTACGATATTGGCAGAACCTGGTGAACCAGATTATATTACAATCAGTCGCGCCAGCCAAGATCGAAATGCTTGGAGCCGTAGTAACCGTTGGTTCCACGTAGATGTCATCAACGCCACTGCTGGGTATAACGATGCTGTGGCAGTGCTTGACAACAACCTTAGAGCAAAACGTCCAATCCTTCAATTTAGGCCCAACATCCGTTTGTTTAACATGGGCACAACCAGCAAACCAGGGGTTGATATCATTGATTTTGTTACAGCTGACGCATTCAGTAACATACAAGGATCCACAGGATATACTACCGATGGTTATCAGCTGGTCAATGGTACTAGAATTATTTTTGCTTCAGACACAGATGCTGAAGTAAGAAATAAAATTTGGGTAGTTGAATTTGTTAACCCTGATAGTTCAGTTCTAACCACAGCCGACAAATTACAACAGGGCTTGACATATACTATCATTAGTCTAGGCAACACTGACTGGAACGCTGTGGCAGGAACCACTGGCGTAGCTTATGCTGTTGGTAGCGTAATACGAGCTCAAGGCCCGGGCACAGGCACTGGTCTGGCCGAATTTAATCAGCCTATCATTAATCTCAATTTGGCCGATGATGGATTGGTAGCTGTTGACGAATGTACTTTTGTATTAAACGGTAACACCACCAAAGGAAAAACATATTGGTATAACGGTGTTGAGTGGCTGCTGAGTCAACAAAAAAACAGCATCCAGCAACCCCCGTTGTTTAACGTGTATGACAGTGACAGCATCAGTTTTGGCGATCAAATTAAGTATCCTTCCAGCGACTTTGTTGGTAGCAAGCTGTTTAGCTATGCACCGGGAGAAACCGGAATACTAGATCCTATCTTGAAATTTCCGTTGCAGTATCTCAGTATTGAAAACGTTGGCGACATTGTGTTCGATAACAATCTTTACAAAGATACTTTTGTATATACACGTGACAACATCAGTGTGACCTTGGACATTAGTTCAGGATCAGCACGAGAGTATGTTGATCGTACTGCATTTAATAGACTGATTGGCTGGCAAAATGCAGTTACTACCACCAAGACTTATCAGCAATTTAAATTTATATACGATGGCACTACACTCAAACTGGATGTAAAAGCCATACCACAACCACTGAGCATCGTGCCAGTGTTAAAAGTATATGTTGGCAGTCAATTTCAAGACCCTGGCAAATACATTTACGCCACAACAGACAACAGCACAACCATTACTCTCAAACAAGAATATGTGCTAGGCGATATCATCGAAGTGCTGGTGCTGAGCGAACAAACCAGCAAAGCGGCCTTTTACCAGGTTCCCATTAACCTAGAAAACAATCCACTCAATGTAAACAGCCCTAACTTTACGCTGGGTACTATACGTCAGCATTATCAAAGTATTTGTGAAAACTTACCAAATATTTCAGGCAAGATACAAGGGGCTAACAACACACGAGACTTGGGTGACATTGGTCCTTACGGCCTAGTTATTTTGCAACAAAGTGCTCCGTTGACTTTGGCTGGATATTTCTTGCGCAGTAATCAATACAGTATTTTCAATGCGCTGACATACAACAGCAGAGAATACATCAAGTACAAAAATCAAATTTTAGAATCAGTCACACAGCAAACACTGAATTTCCAAACTCCTGCTGAAATTTTAGACACAGCAATCGCTGACCTCACAGCAGGCAAAATAGAAACACAAAGTTTCTACTGGAGTGACATGTTGCCTTCGGGAGCTGTGTTTGTTGAAAACACATACCCAGTGACTTTTATCACCAGCAATGTATTTGATACTGTACAGGTTTACAATTTTACTTCATCCAATTATCTTGGACTAAGTGTATATCTCAATGATGAATTGTTGACCCGTGACCTAGAATACATTGTGGCCACAGATGGTCCACGTTTGACTATAACAGTTCCTCTTAATATTGGAGACACAGTAGTCATTCGCGAGTACAGTGCTACGTATGGTAGCTTCTGTCCCAACACTCCAACCAAACTTGGATTATACCCAGCGTATCGTCCAGAAATACGTGTACAGAAAACCAGCAATGGCGAACAGTCAGTTATTGTTGGCCACGACGGTAGTATAACAAAAACTTTTGGCGACATCCGAGACAGCGTATTGTTGGAATTTGAAACTAGAATTTACAACAATTTAAAATTAGACGGCAATCCTGTACCACTCAGCGTAACTGAAGTACTGCCAGGGCAATTCCGCGAAACTGGTTATACTTCTGCAGAAATTAACAACATTCTCAATCAAGATTTCTTGAGCTACGTGGCTTGGAACAAGTTAGACTACAAAGAACAAGACTATCAAGTCAACAATCCGTTTAGCTATAACTATAGTGCCGCACAGAGTCGATTGGATAACAAGAATTTGCTGGGCGCTTGGCGCGGCATCTATCGCTACTATTATGACACACAACAGCCCGAGGATACACCTTGGGAAATGCTAGGATTCTCTATCAAGCCAGCCTGGTGGGACATTACATATGGCACAGCACCATACACCAATCAAAACTTTGTGTTATGGGACGATTTAGAAGCCGGTTATGTAAGAGATCCAATAGCCCCTTACTATCTTCCTGAATATGCTCGTCCAGGATTAACAAAAGTAATTCCAACTGGCGCAGAGGGAGAATTGTTGTCGCCCTTGGACAGTGTAGTCAGCACATATGATCCCGCGCAGTTCCGCAAGAGCTGGAGCCTAGGCGACGGTAGTCCTGTAGAAGCAAGCTGGTGGAACAGCAGTGCTTATCCCTTCTCCGCCATGCGCTTGTTGGCATTGACCAAACCAGCTAAATTCTTTGCGTTGTTTGCTGATCGAGATTTGTATCGTTTTAACACAGAATTTGATCAATATCTATACAATAATCGATATCGCTTGGATGCCAATGGCATTGAAGTTTATGGTGACGGTGTCAGCAAAGCCAGTTACATCAACTGGATAGTAGATTACAATCGTCAGAGTGGTGTCAACAGCACAGCTGATTTACAAAATAATTTGGCCAACCTTGATGTACGTTTGTGCTATAGAATGGCCAGCTTCTCAGACAAGAAATTTATCAAGCTGTTCACAGAAAAGTCCAGCCCAGATTCAACCAATACCAGTTTCTTGATTCCTGACGAAAGTTACAATTTGTTGTTGTACAAGAATCAACCGTTTGATCGTGCCAGCTACAGTTCTGTATTGATACAGAGAGTACCTGGTGGATTCTCAGTGTTTGGGTACAGCACTGTACAACCTTACTTTAATACCTTCCAAAGTCAGCTGACAGGAAAACTACAAACCATTACCACTGCTGGAGTCACAGTACGAGTACCCACATTCTACACTTCTAAGATAGTTCAAGTCCCTTATGGATATATCTTTAGTGATGTTACCGCGGTTAGCGATTTCTTATTGAGCTATGGTAAGTTCCTAGAAGGCCAAGGACTAACGTTTACTAATACCGCCAATGGCTACCAACTCAACTGGCGCCAAATGGTCAGCGAGTTTTTGTATTGGAGCCAGCAGGGCTGGGAAGATGACTGCTTGATTGCACTTAACCCCTTGGCATTCCGTCTCAGCGTGTCAAAGCCTTATGCTGTAGTTGACACCATTCAGGCACAAACATCAGAAAATATATTGTTGGACCAAAATCGCAAAGAGTTACCTACTCGTAATCTCAACGTTGTCCGAGAAGGAAATAATTTTGTTGTAGAGCCGCTGAATGACCAAACTTTGAGTTACATTGATCTCAGATACACCAGTTATGAACACATGATCGTATTGGATAATGTAAGTGTGTTTGGGGACTTGATTTATAATCCTCCCACAGGCGCAAGACAAAGTCGTTTGAATCTAACTGCTGTGACCACCACTGAGTGGAATGGTACTGTAGACGCACAAGGATTTATCCTTAATCAGAACAACGTTGAAGAGTGGACTGGTTTACGCACATACGCCAAGGGCGAAATCGTCAAATACAAAGACAGTTACTGGAGTGCAGCCAAAATTGTACAGCCTAGTACAACTTTTAATTTCAATGACTGGTTACAGAGTGATTACACACAGATTGAACTAGGATTATTGCCTAACTTAGCCAACAAGGCTGATCAATTGGCTAACACCTATAGTCTTAACACTGCCAACCTTGAGCGAGATGCAGATTTATTGAGTTATGGTTTGATTGGATTCCGACCACGTCAGTACTTGGCAGCCATTAATCTTGATGATGTCAGTCAAGTCAATGTGTATCGACAATTCTTAAGTACCAAAGGCACATTGCAAGCCGCTGAATTGTTCCAGCAGGTTAACCTTGGAAAAGAACTTGCTGATTATCAAATTTACGAAAACTGGGCAGTACAGCGTGGTGTTTATGGAGCCAACGCTAACCGCAGTTTCTTTGAGTTACGTTTGAATCGTGCATTGCTGTATGCAAGTCCTAGCTTGATTCAAGTAGTCGGACCGCAACAGACCAGCGAAGCTGATCAGACTGTGCAGTTAGGAGAAATTTGGAGACAGAGCTACAAAATCACCAGCCCTGAGATATTACCAACTACTCTCGCAGTTCCAACCGACACTGCTTTGCCCAGTGCAGGTTACGTAAATCTTGATGACGTTGATATCACAGTGTTTAACATTGACGATCCAGCCAGTCTTGAAGCCAACATAAACAACATCAGTGTTGGTACATCAATTTGGGTGGCAAAAATCAATGATTATGACTGGAACATTTATCGAGCTGAATCTGTACCTGGTACAGTAAGTCACGTGTGCGATAACTTAGATGGAACCAGTCGTGTTATTTTTACTCAACAGCACGGGTTAACAGCTGG